CCGTTTATCTCTGTTATACTAAACTCTAGATCCTTTGCATCATCCCATGCGAGTATTAGATATTCGCTGAATGCTTCTTGTAATTCCTTCTCTGCATTCATTATTGATTCTTCGTGATTCATACTTCTATCTTCTTTATTTCTTCTTCTACTTTCTTCCAGAATTCTTGATACCGTTGCACCATGTTTATGGCTCGGCTGATTCCGTGTTTGTTTCTTAATTGCTCTGCTTGGTGTTTTGCATTCATTATCTTACTTTGTTTTTAATGATTCTTTTATTTGCTACCTCGTAATCACCAGACTTGTCAAACTCGATTATTGCGAATCCGTGATTCCATTTGTTATAGGGATAGTATTCTGGTTGCAGTCCACACAATGCGCCCAAACTCCAACACGTTGTCACAGATCCATCTAACTGCTTCTCGCTATGTTCTGACGTTTGGTGGTGGTGACCAATAACTGCGCTTTCCTTTGCTCTTAAATAGAGTCCTCTTGCTGGGTTTACTGGGCTGAATACACTATGGCCAAACTCATGACCGTGTAGTACCGCCAATTTACCAAACCTAGCCGTTTGCCGTGACTTAACTAGTATCACTCCACGTTCACCAAACCCCATCAGCACATCCAATCTAAACTCTGGTATGCTGAATAACTCTGGTGCTTTACGTTGTAGGTAGTGTTCAAATCTGTCCTCATGGTTACCCATCTTGTAGAATACTGGCTTGCCAAATGTACTCTTAAGATAATCCAAAAAGCATTTACCCATTTCCAACTCACCAGCTATGTCTCGCAGTCTTGGATCTTTGTTATATCGGCTTGCTTGGTACATATCCAATACATCACCGTTTAAGTAAATAGCATTGCATCCGTTCTTATATCCGTATTCTAGGGCTATATCTAGTGCAGCTTGATCTTGATAAGGAAAGTGTATGTCACTAAGAACTAAAACTTTGTTTGCCGTTGTTGGCATTTGGTAGTCTTTGTTCTTTTCGTAGTCCGATTCTATTAAATTGCTTAACGCTCTCATTTTCTCTTTTTTTGTTCTAATTGATTTTTCAACTATGTAGTGTGTTGACTTAGATTTAGCTTCACCCCTGTAACGTCTTATCATTGATCGTGTGTTGTCAAAGTGGGTAAACACCTCTGGATGCTTGCTCATCAGCATTCTAGCCAATGTTCTAGTCGCTTCCTTTGGATATTGCTCTAATATCTCAATACATAGTTTACCTTTTACTGTTTTACCAGCCATAACTTAGTTTACTTCAATTCCACGATCCTCTAACTCTATCCAGCTTTCTACATTCATTGTTTTATCCATTTAAAAAACCATTCTACTAACTCACCTAACAACTTGCAGATATAAGCGAAGCAAGCTATAAAAAGTGCGTATGTAACTAGTTGGCTAATTATGAACATGGCTAAAATGTGAATGCGTTACTTTCTGGCTTGCTTCCCAGCATCTTGATTTCATTGGCTTTGATTTTAGGAAAACTCTTTTTACTTCCATCGTCTGCCGTGTATTCATCGTATAACTGCTCACCGCTTATGTACACTAGGCTACCTTTCTTTAAATACTTTTCTGCTACTGTTGCAAGGTTGCCCCAGCATTCGCAGTTATGCCAAGTGGTTGACTTTTCTTTTTCGCCAGTTTGCTTATTAGTCCATCCTTTTGTAGTGGCTACGCTAAATTTAGCAACTATACCGCCGTTTGGCAATGTTCTACACTCTGGGTCTTTCCCCAAGTTACCTACTATGTAAATTTTATTTATCATGTTTTTCTATTGCTTCTCTTACTTCATTCCAAAAACTAAACTCAGACTTCCAATATGCTGCACGTTCTTTACTTGTCATGTCATTAGCCATATCTAACGCATGGAGTGACCTTTGACGTGCTATACCTGTTGCGGCTTCTCGACCATATTTGTCTACCAAACGTTTAGCTTCCAAATGGGATTGTATTGCTGCCATTAGTTTAATTGAAATAACGGTAGTGGGGACTTTGGTGTCAACGAAAAAAGATTTGCCCCACTCCGTTAATGTTTGTACATATTGTGAACATTTTCCGCAACTTCAAATTTACAAAAAATAGTATTAATTGATACTAAAATTCAATATTATCTTCTGGTAATGGTTTTATGTCATTCCAATTTACATCAGAACTAGAATTATAAGCACCTTTTGATAAATCAACATACTCCTTTACTACACCTATCTCCCCGTTTCTATTCTTGCGAATAATTAACTCGCTCAACTTCTTGTAATCGTCTGGATTCATTTCCTTGTAGTCTGGATCGTCAAAACTTTCATTGTAATAAAATGAAGGTCGGTATATCATCATCAACATATCCGCATCTTGCTCTATTGCCCCTGAGTCTCTTAAATCGCTTGACAATGGTCGTTTATCACCTCTAGCTTCTACACCTCTATTCAACTGACTCAATACCAAAACTGAGCAATCAAACTCTTTAACCAAACCTTGACACCTTGCACTTATCTCAGTTACTTCATCTGTTTTATTCCTTCCAGTTCTGTATTCGCTTGCTATTAATCCTAAGTAGTCAATGAATATCATGTCCACCCCTTTAAACTTCCGTTCATGTTCTTTTATTCCAGCCGTTATCGTGTCCATGCTCATTCTTGGTCTGTCATCTATTGTTATCTTCCAGTCACCAATTACACTCGCAGCACCTTGAACTTTAACCATGTCAATATTTTTGGCTTCCCTGGTCCTCATGTGGTTTGAGTTTATTGAAGTCATGCGGCTTAATAGTCTAACGGTTAATTGTTCTACCGACATTTCAAGTGATGCAACATAGATTGATTTGCCGCTACTTGCAGCGTGATACAAAAAGTCTAGCATCCGTGCAGTTTTACCCATACTTGGTCTACCAGCAATTATGTAATAACCCTTTTGCCAACCGCCCATCATTTCATCTAGTCGCTCAGATCCCGTTGGTATTCCACTCAACCCTTCCAGCTTACTAGCCGCTTCAATAGCTTTTAGCGTGTCGCTCAGTTGAGTGTTTATATCATCCGCTTTCTTAAATCGTATAATTCGCTCATGTGCTTTGATTTGCCGCTTTGCTTCTTTTTCTCGCCATTCTTCAGTCTTGAGTACATCTGGATTCTCAGCAGCCTCACGGCTTGCATCTACTTGTTCCTGGTGGTTTATGTTGTCTATTAATATCTGGCAATAGTATTCAACGTTTACGGTAGATGCTACACCTTTACAACATTCTGCCATGTGTTTAGTGGTGTCTTTATCCATTCCTACTTTTTCGCATACGGTTAAAAAGTCTATTGGCTGGCTCTTTAAGTACATTTCATCCATTGCGTACCAAATACCCTCGTTTCGGTAATCTTGAAACTCATTAGCTTTTACCAAGTGTCTAACCTGAGTGAATACACCACGTTCTAACAAACATGATCCAATAATGCTATTTTCTATTCGGTAGATTTCCATTATAGTTCTTTGAGTTTAGGAGGAATCCAAACGTTTTCCTGATACCTTGGTTTATCTTCTTTAAGATAGGGTATAGTGTTCGTTAGTTTGATTTTCCAATTCTTTATTGGTTTATCATTTCCATCCCTCCAGTTATTTTCAACCCAAGCTTGGTATTTAAGTTCTACTGATTCTTTATCTAGATTACTTTTTTTACTAAAAGCAAATTGTAAAAATTCATTTCGGGTTGGTATATTCTTTTCATTCTTTTCATTCTTTTCATTCTTTTCATTCTTGTTAGTGTCCATTTGGTGTCCATTTGGTGTCCATTTGGTGTTCGGTTTGGTGTCCTTTTCCTGAAACTTATCGTAATTTTTTATCGTAACTATCTGAGTTACATTGGTCTTTTGTTGTTCTATTTGGTGTTCTTTTTCCAAGTCTTTTAGAAATTTTCTCACTTTGTTTCTGGACCACTTCCAACGCTCACTTAGTGCTAACTCACTCCACGCTAACTGACCACGTTCAACATTTACTTTAACTCCACGCTTGTAGAAAAAATTAGGTTTGTGATTCGCTAGCAATATCATGTCAACCCAAGCCTGCCCCCTTGAGAATGGCTCACAAGTCCAAAGATCGTTTTCGGACATTTGTCTATGTATTTTTACCCAGCCATCCATTACATTTGGCTTTTAATTTTGGATAACCTTAACTGTTCCTCTTCAATCGCACCTTCAATATCTTGCAATAAATTAGATATCCTATCGAGTCTTTTTTCTATAGTGCAACATACACCATACCCGTAGTAATCCACATAATAGCCAAACTTTTTCTTCATTAACGAATTCTCATGGTAAAGATCCATCAATTCATCCCTCACCTCATCTAAAACCTCTAAATTGTACTTTGTGTTCATAATCGTTGCTCGTTTAAAACCATAGTGGGCTGGGGTGAGCAACGTTGTCTGAATCGACTAAGTAACCAACCCACTTGGTTATATTCTTAAAAAATATTTTTAATATCATACGTTGCTCAATTACAAATATAACTACAGAATCTAGCGTTATTTAGTTGCTGGTGAAAAGGTTAATTTAAATACCCTAACTCCTTACGCTTAGCCTTAGTTTTAACTGTCTGTCTTTCATTCCAAGTTCTACCTCTTAACTCTGGATTGTCCTGCTGAACTTTTCGCCATTGTCGGTTTGCACTTTCTAACGTCTTGAAGTGTTTTGTTATCAAGATGCGGTCTTCTTTGCTTAGATACGGTACTTGGTAGAATAGTACACCCCTTAAAAACTTAGAAAAGTCATCCCGTGTATCTGGGTGCTTTGTTAGTAGATGTTGTGTTGTCTCTTTTATTGTCATTTCATTAATTTTAACTTTTGTTTATATTCATCACGGATCTTAACTAATTCATCCCGTGACCATTTCCTTTGCCGTGTTTGGTTTGCTTCTTGTTCTAATAATTCAACCTTATCAAGTCCTATTCGCTCAATCAATCCTTTGCGATATTCAACCTCCGCACCATGCAAATATCTATTGCAGTAACTACATTGCTTGTGAACGTTCCATTCATGGAAGATCAAACCTCGATAAATTTCTGCTTTTCGGTAATGACCGCCATCCCATTGCTCGGCCGTTAACTTACCGCACGATATACATGGTAAATGCTCGTCACGTTTTCTAACCCACTTTTGAAAAGCTGCCTTTGCTTCCGCCATTAACTTGGAGTACTTCACAACATTGTCCCGTACTTTCTGTTTTTTAGCCTTTTCTTTGCGTTTAGCGTACTTTATAGCACAAGTGGTACTACATACTACCTGAGTGCTTTTGAACGGCTTAAACGGCTTAGAACAAATTTTGCAGCTTTTCTCTTTGGGTTTCATTTAAAATAGAGTTAATTGCTTAACATAATTTGGTCTCTGCTCAATCTCCATTTTTTTCAATATACCATAATATTGACTATAAGGCAAACTGTAACCAAGTGAAGATAAATGCAAGTCATTATTTAAAATAGCCATTGCTATTCTTTTATAGCTTGGGACTTTGTCTTTTATTTCAATTGGAGACTCATCTGGCAGTCCATAGTGGTAACATCTTGCCTCCCAAGTTTCGATATATTTTTTAACTTTCTCATGTACCATATTTCCCATTCTTTAATTGTTCTTTCCGCTACTAAATCCGCTAATTGTTGCTGCTTTGGTGTTAAATGCTTCCAAGCCATTCTAACAATGTACTCAGGTATGCCAAGTTTGAATGAAACCGCACAATGACCTAAATAAGCTCTCCTATTTATACTTTTATTAGTCAAGAAATTTAGCATTGAATTTTCCCAAGCAAAAACTACTTCACGCATTGCAGAACCATATGATACATGGTCAGAAGTAAAGCCAATAGCTATTTGTAACATTTTTTGCTCGCTAATCGCATCCACCTTTGACCACATACCATTCTTATAGCACTCCCATTTAGTGTATGGTGTATAAACTTGATTCATTAAACCAATTCAGCTTCCCAACTATCTGAAAAATCTTTGTTTGCAAACAGAGATGCCAAACCAGTTATTTGTTTCATTCTCAATAGTTCATCAGCACTCATACCTATGTGTTGACATATCCATCGATCACCTTTTCCCATTTCGACCAATTCTGAAACTATCGTACTCATTAATTCAATATTGTGAGAACCTCTAGCCCTATTGTGTCGAATGGTGGAAGCCATCCTATCTGACATATCCTTATCCAAAACTACACATGGTAACATTCCTTGCTCTCGTTCGTATATTCTTTTGGAATTTTTGCATGTCAAATATCTATGGAAACCATCTACGACAACATACATATCATTTTCCTTGTCATAAACAGTAACTACTGGCTGAGTATATCCATCCTCCCAAATTGATGTTTCAAGTAGTTCCATTTCTGGTGGGGCTACACTATTTGGATTATAATCATTTGCCGTTACTTTCTCAATTGGTACGGCAATAACATTGTAAACTGGGGATTTGTAATTTGATTTCATTGTTATATTGTTTTTAATTGATAATTGCCATTTTCATCATGTGATTCATCACCAACTATTGGTGGATTGAAAACACTTATTAAAACAGTCTCTTCTAACGCTTCAAAAATATGATTGTCATTGCAATCTAAAATATAAGTAGTGTCTGGCTCAATAATAAAATTTTCGCCAGTATCTAAATTGTATAGTATTGCAGATCCTGATACGCAATAGCATGACTCCAAATGGCTTTTGTAATGCCAATGCCAGCTCCCCTTGTCAACTACTGTTTTGTGTAGTGAAAAACCTAAGCCATCCTTAGCTAACACAAAACGATAACTTTGCCCACCAGTAAATGGTACTTGTCTGTCTGTGCCTTCGATTTGTTTAATTGTTCTTACTTTCATTGTTATATGTTTTTGTATTTTTTCATTATTTCCCTTTGTCTTTTAGCTTGCTCGTGAGTTGGTGCTAAGCCCAAATATTTACATGTATGATCGTTTTTCAATATTGTTATGGCAAATCTTTTCCAACTTGTAACTTCTGAATTGTGAACTTTCAACATGTCCAGGTGGTCTGGTGGCAACATTCTAACACAATCCTTGTCTTTGTTGCCGTGTCTTGTTTTGCCTCCTAACTTAAAAAATATACCATTATCCTGCAAGTCGTCAATTACTTGTTTAGGTAAGCCACGCCCCACTCTCCACCAGTATTTTATGGATTGAATGAAGCGCATCTTAAAATTTTCGCCTACCTCCTTTGGCAATGTGTCCAGTAAAAACTTAGTGAAGCTTTTCCATGTGTGACCTTCTGGCAACTTAAAACTTTTGTATGTAAGTTGTTTGCCGTATGTAGCTATAAAGTTAGCCCCCTGCACTCTGGCGCACAATCTAGACCATATTGGGGCATCTATAACTCTATACATGTTTAGGCTAGATTTGCTTTCACTCATAAATGGGCTTGCTACACGCATTTGACCTACCGACATGCCAGCCTTCCAAAAAACATCATAAAGTTTATTGTAATCCCATTCAAATTTTCCATTAGCGGTCCAGATATCGTCAGTCTTCCAATCATAAATTGGGTAACAATTATAAACATAGTCAGTATTTTTCTTAGTCCAATTATGACCCCCATGTGTTTTCTTTCGACTATTCATAATGGCTCTAAACCGATTCAAACTCTCATCTGTACGAATTCCAATCAAACACGCACATTCCTGACCATCAGCATACCAGTCACCAAATTTATCCCAAAACTCATCATAACTCATATTCTCCTTAAAAAATGTCATTCCATGTTTTTCAATGTGATTTGACATGTTTACAACATATTCATCATTTGGCATCGGTGCAATCCATCTATTTTCATCCTCAACCCCCCAGCATTGCCATTCAGTAGCAAAACTACTAACTGTGCATGGAAGCGTAATTGGCAAGCAGCACCAGTAAACGTCAAATATATCCAAGTTTGATCTAACTGCTCTATGCATGTATTCACTAGATAGTGTATAGTTTGCTTCATTGTCTAATATCATAATACCAACACGCTTTTTAATCGAATTATCTCGAATATATTTTGCAACCATATTAAGCATCACCCCACTATCCTTGCCACCAGAAAACGAAACATAAATTTTTTCAAAGTTGCTAAAAATGTAATCTAATCTACGCCATGTAGCATCAAATACATTGACATCATTTTTGTATACTCTTTTTACTTCTTTCATTGTTGTTTTATTTACTTATTCCAAACGCTCTGTACATCGCATCATTCATCTTGTGCGTTCTCTTTTCAAATGGTAGGCTCGTTCTATCTGCCCATTTACGGTAGGAATTGATTGCCGTTGAATGATCACGCCCGCCCAAGTGCCAACCAATAACAGACCACTTTGCATCTAATAACTCACGCATAAAATAAGTCGCCATGTGTCGTATCTCTACCAGTTCACCTTGTCTGTTTCTACCTTTGACATCTTCTGGAAGGTATTGGGTATCATTAAACTTGTTGCAAATTGAGCAAGCCACCTCCAGAATACTATCCTTTGTGATTTGCATTACTTCATCATCTTGCTGAATCTGTAGTTGTGATATTACACCCTCCTCTGGAAGTCCAGCGTAAACATACGGACTAACAAAATGCTGCTTCTTTTTGATTTGTATTCTCATTACTTTAACTTTTGAATTTGCAAATATAACATGAATCGCTTTCTGAACTGATACCAGTTACTGTTTGCCCATTCGGCATGAATCTCTAAGAACCTATCAAATCCTTGACTAGATAGTTCGTATAGTTTTGTTCGTTTCATTGTTTTCTTTGTCAATACATTTGTCAAATAAATCTTCAATTATTGTGTCGTATTCTGGGCTATTAAATTCATCATTTGTGACAAATACCCCAAAATCATCTTTATCCATCCATTGCTCTTTTTCAAAAGCACACCCGATCAACGCAAGAGCCATATTGAATCGCATTAAACTACCATGAGCAGACATCTCATTAAATGATGAATTGCATAACCATAATTTTAATCTTCTTGTTGCTTCTGCTTTAATCTGTTTTTTTCTTTGTTCTGTCATTGTTTTAAATTCTATTCATTGAGTTAATCATACTTGCCATACTATCAAGCACCTTGTCTATCCCATCCAATACTATTTTAGCCCCACGAGCATTGCCGTCATGTTGCGCCTCTATTATACGCATTTCTTCGGCTTCCTTTATTGCCGTTGATTCACGGTGCTGAGTTGTCCCATCCGTTTCTAACTTTGTCGTTGCTTCAAATACTTTTCGCTGCTGATATATTGTCTTAAACCTTTGTTCTTCTTGCATACAGTAATTTGATATTTTCCATCTTGTTATCGCTAGTTCTTTTCTCATTAATAGCAAGTCTTGAATGTCATGCTTGGATGGGTCAAAGTTCTCGTATTGCTCAATGATTGATTTTGATTTTTGGCTTGGTGTCATCACTTTTCCCGTGCTAATCTGTCTGCTACTGCTTCATTAACTTCCTTTGCACCCATGCGCATTGGCTCACGTTGGTTCTCTTTTAACTCCTTAATGGCATTCTTTAAGCCCTCATAGCCTTGTGATGCTATTCTACCTCTAGCTTGCTCAATTACCTCTCTATCGTTCCAAATTGAAGTCTCTAGTAAATTGTAAGCCACTTGTCTTAGCTTCTCCAAATCTTCACGTACTATCTCACCATCGTCATCTAGTGCTTGGAGTGCTAACAATGACTGCAATGTGTAACGTCTATAGTATGTAATTGCAGAACCTAATTTTTGTGGGTCTTGCATTTGCGGCAATTCAATTTCACTTCCTAAATCGTCACCAGTATCTGGATCAATTAAATAGGTAACCACCTTGCCAGCTTGTATAGGCTGAGCCAATATCAATCCATGCTCTTGTATAATAGGCTCAACTTGCTCTAGTAGGCTATTGATGTCGAAGTATTTTGACTTCAAGAATGGGTTTGTTTCTGTCTTTCTAATCGGGTTTAAAACCGCTTTGACCTTTGCTAATTTTGGATATACTGAATTCATTATAACAGTTTTTTAATTAATTTATTTAACTTCTGGAATGTTGCTTTGCCCTGCTTTGCAGCTTCTTTTTTATTTCGGATATACTCTCCATCTTCAACGGTGCAATTGTCCTTCAAGTAATGATTGACCATTTCAGCCGCCACGATGCACATTGGGAGTCCCTTACTAATAGCATCGCATAAAACAAAGTTGTAAGCCATTGCATCTAATACTGGGACACTTTGTGGAGTATCGTGCGTATATTCACCCATGTCGTTGTAGTGTTGTCTGTAATGACAATTTAGATCGTATTGCTCTACAATTTGCGAATAATCCTGAGTAGTAAAAGTTACCCAATAAATCCATTCGTTTAATCTTAGAACTGCATCACATTCTTTTGTGTTGAGTTCCAGTTGAATCACTTCGATTTTGAGTGATTGTTCTTTTAATTTTTGTAGTTCTTTCATTGCTTTTGTTCGTTGTATATTTTTCTATTAATTGACTTTTTTATAGTGTTTAACCAGTTGACACCTTTTGGGTGCATTATCTTAAAAACGTACTCACTACGCACATCGTAACGTTTGCAAGCATTCATTATAAACTCATAAAGTGAGTTAGCGTGTCGCTCGTTTGTTTTAGCCTTTTCTTCACGCCTTTTACTTGCATTATTCTTGTAAACCTTTTGGATTACGTCATACTCCAGCATCGATATTTTAGCTAGACGTTGACGTTCTGATATTATCTCGTGACAACAGTTGTGTATGCGCTTGCTGATGTGTTCCATTACTCCCACTTTAATCGTTCAACCATCTTTTCAAACTTCTCTAGTGTCGGGAAGTCTTTTATTCTCCCATTCCACCAGTTGTAAAATCGTGTTTGTATTTGCTTTCGCTCGTCATCACTTAGCTTGTGATAGTTGCAGTAAAATACAAAAGGGTTAACCCCCATTGCAGCCCATTTGTGTAGGGCTGCTAGTCTTTCTTTGTGATTTTTTTCGTTCATTTGTTTGTTATTGAGTCAATTAAAATGTCAGTGATTTGATTAACTCTTTCATTTTTGATCCTGCCGCAGTGTTTGACTCCCAATATTTATAACCAAACACTTTAACATCTTCGATAGCATCTTTTACAAATTCAGTGTTAATTGTAATGCCAACTGTTAATCCTTTTTCTTGTAGTTTTGATGTGATTTCTTGATTTGTCATTGTTTCTTTCTTTGTTGATACAAATATACAAACTTTTTATAATACGATGCAAGTATTTTGTAAAAAAGTTTTAAAAAAAAGAAACCCCCGTATCTCTACGAGGGTCATGTCAAAAGTTAAAACAATGAATCAAAAAGAATGTACTACTACACTAATGTCTTGATATACAAATTTAAGTTTTTACCATCTAGCTTTTACACCTCTTACATCATAGTGGATAAAATTTCTATACAATCCCAAACCGCCCTCAGCCATCTTACCACTATCAATTAGCTTTTCAATAGACTTGTAGACTTCTTCTGGACTCCTACCACTTACAACTATGTCGGCTGCCTTTGCTTTTAAATGTTGGCTAGTTATTACACCGCCTACTTTCAAATTGTATAACGGTGTGCGATAACCACTATTGACTTTGATTGTGCTTTGCAAATAATCTCTTAGTACTTGCAAATTTTGAGCAAGGTGTAGCGTGTTTAAAATGTACTTCCCTGGTACTGGTGTGTTTGCTCGATCATTGCAAGCAAATTCATCAATGTTAAAGTTTTGTGTTAGTTGTCCAAATTTATAACTCATTCTCTTTTTTCTTGTTGTCCAATGCTCTACCTCGATTAATCCTAACTTGGCCAATGATCCTCACTAC